CGGCCAGGCCGCGCGGCACACCGCCATGACCGAGCACGGCATCGAGAGCGGGTGGAAGACGGTCAACGCGATGCCGGCTGCCGATCGTCTCAACTTCATCGACTATATCGAGGGACGCTCGACGAGGTACGCGGGCGCGACGCTGCCGCGCGACCAGCAGGCGCTCGCCGACACGCTCCGCACCGCGTTCGAGCAGCGCATGGCGAAGCTGCAAGCGCTGCCCAAGCACGCCCAGCAGGGCTTCGTCGAGGACTATTTCCCCCACTTCTGGAAGGACCCACAGAAGGCCGCCAACACGCCGATGTCGCAGTCGACGGGCGCTGCCGGCCGGCAGGGCTCGGGCGCCAGCCTCAAGCAGCGCAGCGTGCCGACGATCGCCGACGGCATCGCCGCAGGTCTGGAGCCCGTCACCGACCACCCCCTCGAAGCGACCATGCGCTACATCACCTCGATGGACCGCTTCATCGCCTCCGAGGCCGTTATGCAGACCGCCAAGGACCAGGGCTATGTTCGTTTCATCAAACCCAAAGTCGTCGGGGCGTCAGGACATCCTGAGAGTTTCCAAGTACCTGAAGGGTGGACCGCGCTGGAAGGTCGTGGTGCCACCAACGGCGCAGGAGCAAAAGCCTACGCGCCAGATGGTTTCGCTCGGGTGTACAACAATTTTATCAGCCAGGGTTTTCAAGGCATTGGTCCCGAGTACGGCAATATGTACGACGCCGCACGCCACGCCACCAACGCGATCACAGGGCTGGAGTTGTCGTTGTCGGGCTACCATTTCATGACGGTCGCCAAGGCCGCCCTCGATAACTCGCTGGCGAACGCCATCAATCTGCTGCGCAGCGGCAAGCCGATCGAAGCCGTGAAGCAGGCGGCCAAGACTCCCCTCGCGCCGTTCAGCTACGCGCGTTCGGGCAAGCAGGTGAAAGATGTCTACCTCGGCCTGTCACAGGGCTCGCGCGAACTCCAGAAGACAGTCGAGATGCTGGAGCGCTCGGGTGGTCGAGCACGCGGCAAGTCGCCTGACTACGAGTTCTCGGGACGCGGTTCGTACAAGACCGCGCTGAACCGCGGCGCGTTAAAAATACAGTGGGATGCTGATCGCGCAGAGGCACGCGGGGCCAGCAGCCGCAGCTATGGAGAAGCACGGTTTATCGCCAAACAGTTCGGCCGACTGATGGACACCGTCGCCGCGCCGCTGTTCGAACAGTACATCCCTGCGATCAAGAACGGTGCGTTCCGGGAGAACCTTGGGACGTGGCTTAAAATGCACCCCAACGCCACGGACGCCGAGCAGGTGCACGCCGCTCGGCAATTGTGGGACACCATCGACGACCGTTTCGGCGAGATGGTGCAGGACAACATGTTCATGAACAAGTTCGGCAAGCAGCTTGGGATGTTATTTCTTCGATCGTGGTCATGGACGGTAGGGCAGGATGTGCGGATGATGGGGGGTGCGGCGCGCGATATCGCACGCGCTCCTTTTAAGAAGGTCACTGGCACAGGTCCGAACGACACACGGTGGACGCAGAAGATGGACATGGCGATCGCAGCGCCGATCGTCTACGGCACGCTCGCTATGCTTTACCAGTTGTGGAAAACCGGCGAGCCCCCGAAAGATTTGCACGATCTGATCGCTCCCCGAACGGGAGGTGCTGACGCCTCAACCGGAGAGCCTGAACGGCTGATCATGCCGGGACCGGAGAAGGACGTCTTCGGCTTCTACGAGCACCCGGTGCAGGAGGCGACCAACAAGATCGGCACGCTCCCGAAGCAGGCAGGGCAGTTGCTATTGAACGAAGACTATCGAGGTGACCCGATCTATCCTGAAGGCGGAAAAGACACCCCGCCTGCCGTACTGGAGATCGCAAAGTACCTTGGGTCAGACCTGTTCCCGATCATGCTCAAAAACCTCTGGCGAGGCCAGAAGGAAGGCTCAGCACTGGGCACTGTAGAGACCTTGGCGGGTGTGCGAACCGCACCAAGATACTTGACTGATCCGCAAGGCTATGACGAAATGATGCAATCGATTCACGGTCGCAAATGGCGAGAAAAAATCAACCACGACCGGAAACAAGACAGGCTTTATGGAGGTGGAGAATGACCGAACGAATCTCTGAAGATCAGCCCGGCGGGCCAGCAGTGGCGAAATATTCTGTGGCTGAAATGAATTTCATCATGCTAAAAATGGACCTCTGGAAACTTTTGGCGCGAAGCGCCCTCGGTGCGGAAGAAAAACAGAGTGTGCTAGCGATGGTGCTGGCGGATTTTACCGGCTACGACAAAACTGCGCAATTAGCAAACGCGACCGTTGCGCTTGTCCATGCGGGTTTACACCCCGACGACCCGTTATTAAAACAAATCGTGGATAAACTCGCGTGAGGCTCCTGATCGTCGACCCCAAGGGGCTCGGCCTCGACTTCGCCATGCGCTGCCAGAAGGACGGCCACGACGTACGCCTCGCGCTGCGCATGACCGAGAAGACAAAAAATATCGGCAAGGGGCTGGTGCAGGTGGTCGACGACTACCGCAAGTGGATGCGCTGGGCCGACATCGTCTTCATGACCGACAACACGCTCTACGTCACCGACATGGAGCGCTGGCGCGCGGAAGGGGTCAAGATCGTCGGCGCCAGCGTCGAGAGCGCGGCGTGGGAGCTCGACCGCTCGGCCGGCATGAAGGTGATGCAGCGCGCCGGCATCGATCTGCCATCCTACAAGGAGTTTCGCGACTACGACTCGGCCATCGCCTACGTCAAGCGCGAGGACCGGCGTTTTGTATCAAAGGTCATCGACGGCGGCAACGAGGACAAGGCGCTGTCATACTGCGCCGAGACCCCGGAAGACATGGTCTACATGCTGCAACGGTGGAAGAAGCTGAAAAAGCTGTCGGGACCGTTCGCGCTTCAGGAGTTCATCTCGGGCTGCGAGATGGCCGTCGGCGCCTGGTTCGGGCCGCACGGCTTCAACGCCGGCTGGTGCGAGAATTTCGAGTTCAAGAAACTCATGAACGACGACATGGGGGTCGCGACCGGCGAGCAGGGCACGGTGCTGCGTTATGTGCGCGCCTCGAAGCTCGCCCGCAAGGTGTTGCTGCCGCTTGCCGACGCTCTCGCCAAAGTCGGATATGTCGGGTATGTTGACGTTAACTGCATCGTCGACGATGCGGGACAGCCGTGGCCGCTGGAGTTCACGATGCGGCCGGGCTGGCCGACGTTCAACATTCAAATGGCGCTGCACGAGGGCGATCACGCGCAATGGTTACAGGATCTGGTGCACGGGCGGGACACTCGGGCCTGCGTGATGAACGCGGTGGCAGCTGGCGTCGTCGTCTCCATACCCGACTATCCCTACTCGCATGTGACGAGGAAGGAAGTGACGGGGGTGCCGGTGTACGGCGTCGACCAGGAGACGTGGACCCACGTCCACCCGTGCGAGATGATGTTGGGTTTTGCGCCCAAGAAGCTGGCGGGCAAGTTCGCGGACGTGCCGATGATGGTGACGGCGGGCGACTACATCATGGTGATGTCGGCGACGGGGGTGGACGTCAAGGAAGCGACGGACACAGTCTACCGCCGCTTGGACAAATTAGTCGTGCCCAACTCCCCGATGTACCGTACCGATATCGGACGACGGCTGAAGAAGCAGCTGCCGAAGCTTCAGGCGAAGGGTTACGCGACCGACATGGCCTACTCGATGCCTCCACTCAGCTTGAGCGCGTAACCAACAAGGCGCTCGCCAAGGCCGAAGACATCCTCGATCAGGACGCGCACGGCGAGGACGACGAGCGGTTCGGCCCGGTGCTTCGCGCGCAGACCTCGGTTATTACTTCCGTGCTGAACACGCAAGCCAAGGTTGACGAGAACCGGCTGCGACGACAGACCGCGGACCGGCTGCCGGCACTGCTGGAGTTGATCAATGAGACAGCGAAGCGGCTGCCGGTCGTGATCGAGCACGAGCCTATTTAGGCCGCACGGGTGGGTCCATAAGGCAGGCCCCGGTATCGACGTCCAGGTAGGGGCAGTTTCGCTGGCCGTCCGTCAGAAAGGGTGGTGCGCGGCACCGCCTTGCAGGATGAAGCCAAACTCAGCCCAGCCCAGGAGAAAAATCAGGATCAGGATCACCACGTTGCTGGTCCATCCGTACTGCCAGTTCGGGGTACGCCACCCGACGATCCAGAGAATGATCATCACGAGAAAGATTGCCCAAAAAATATAGCCGATCGGCATGGCCCGTTCCTCCGTTAGGTGGAGGGAACTCGGTCAGGGTTTATTTGTTCCATTGAGCAATTCTGACCATGCCATCAGCACCTTGGCATGCTCTGTTCCATGCATGAAATACCCCAAACCGCTCTGGGTCGACAGCGGCCTCTACGCCCCGCGCGCCGGCAGCGGCGTCTCAAGGTCCTCGACCGACGTCAGCAGCCCCGACATGACCGGGTGCGCGGCGTTGGCCTCGATGCACATCACCTGCGCGCCGGGTATCGAGGTGCCCGCCGACAGCGTCACCAGGCGCTTCCTCGCCACGATCACCTGGGCGCTCTCCAGCGCTTCGAGGACGTGCCGCGGCGACAGGCCCTTCTCGATCGCCCACTCA